GGTGTCTCCCTTTGACCTCTAACAAAGATCTCAAAGGCTCTAGACCAGCTCTGGTTACGGCTAACATACAGTACAGTGGAGCCTAGGTCAACAGGTTTAATGTACCGATCACACTCGTAGTTAGCAATGGTGCTGATGGAGCAGTTAGCAGGTGTCCATGCACCATTCTCTGCTTCCATTAGGAACTGTTGGCTATCACTGAACAGCAGCAAACCTTGAGTAACTGGTACGACTGAACGAACAATAGCTGGTTTAATACTTGCACAGCTAAGATCAATAGGATCAGAGACTGTTACAGTAGTAGCTGATTTGTGGTAGAAGTTATAGTAGTCACCAGCTTGAGACATGGAGACATTATCTTCAGTCAGGAATCCAAGCCTATTGTTAAATAGAAAGACATCCTGAATAGTGTTGTTGACAAAGGTAGGGTGGCTATTTGATTCCTCATCACCAACCAAACGTGGCTCCCATAGCAGTGGAAGACTGTTAATGGTCTCTGAGCCGTCCAGGAAGGTGGCTCTAAACGTAAGAGGGCTAACACTAGTACGTATCAAGGCAATGGGCATTGTAGCCTCATTTACCCCGGTACTAACGTTAGGTGCGATAGTCTCTTCCCAGTAACCCTTACCACTTGTTCCATTATCAGCAACAAACTTAAGGTAGAAGTCGTCTTGACTAGCGTTAGTATTGTTGATCTTGACAACTTGGTTGTGATTAGCTTGTTCAGGTAACCGTGCAAAGGTATCTACTGAATCTTGGAAGACACGCAATCCTTTACCATCTGGACCAGCAAAGCCAGATACATTGGTATCAGAGCTGAATGTCAGGTAGATGGTATTATCAATAATGGTTTTGGTAGCAAAGCCACTTGTGATAGCAGCTGATATACCAGACGTGATAGTAGAGAGGACTAGGTGTCCCGAACCACTAGATGGTGCCGTGTAGGTAAACGTGTTTGCACCAACAGTAACCGAGTAAATGGTGCCATGCTCAACAAGGTTAACTACAATAGTGGCTTGCCTTTTAGCATTCCACGTTGGTGCAGCCTTAGCAGTTACAACCTTCTCACTGTTGACGATATAGGTGAAGTCGTTAATAGTAAGAGTTTTGATGCTACGATAGTCAGTAGCAGTTAGGTAGCTTTCAATAGATGCTTGCTTACCAGCTGGAAATGTAACACTACCGGCAAGACCTGTAAGTAGGTTCCAGACCCTGATAACACCAGCAGAAGAGACAGTAGCAATATACTTCTCTTGGTTATCTCTAAACATACTGAACCATGCAGCTGTATTAGCTGTGTTAGCAGTTATGCTTGCCAGTCTACCAAGGAACTTACCACCAGGTCTCTTGAGCATACCAAGCGTAATATCAGGGTAGCAGTTAAGAGCATCTTTAACTTGACCCAACAGCATCTTCTCATCAGCCTGTTGAGAGATACCACCGATGAAATTAGGAATACGTTGAGATACTGAAGTCATCGTGCAAGAGCCTTAAATGGTTTATAGCTGCTGTAGAATCCATCACCTTGTTTGAAGCCAAACATAGTGTAATCACCCTCATTGCATTCATACTCAAGGCAATTAGACCTACGCCATGTCTCGAATGATGCAAGGGCTTGGGTAAGGTTCACATCACCAACAAGACGAATGGCACAACGTGTAGCAGCTCGTGATGTAATGTAGTCCCTAAAGACTTGAGGGAGATCAATGAAGTCATAATACCAGACTACATCAACATCATAAGTCTTGGTTGTATCCCATACATCAGTATGGTTGATCTTATCGTACAGCCTACCATTCCTAATAACAGTATCATAGTTACTATTAGCAATGGTATCACTAAGATCAATTTGTAGCATACTGCCAGTCAATGACAGGTAGCCGTTAGTATCAGGAGTAAGTGGGTACTCAACCTCTCGGTTAAATGTCCACCCCTCTGCCTGTACCTCCCGAGAGACTTGCATTAAGGTCTCGTAAGTAATTGCAACTTCCGGGTTGATTACAGCTTCGACAGTAGTACCATCTTCATACGTGATGGTCTGTGCCTCGATGGTGGTAACAGGCGCCTGACCAATAGACGCCAGAATTTCATTAACAGCTTGTAGCTCAGCCTGAGCGTTATTGGTATACGGCATAATGATGACGTTATAAAAAGATTAAAAAAAGGGACCCTCGAAAGGATCCCCGTTAGAACTAATTAAGCAGCAGTACGGCTAGCGTCAAGTGCCGGAACATCCGACTCAACACCAGAGTAAGAAGTACGAAGACACTGAGTCTCCGAGAACACGCCAGAGGCGGTTGCACCGCCATGGGTGCGGGATACCGAGCGACGAACAGCGTGGTTGTCAGAGACAGCCAGGTTGCCGTTATCAGCATAGGTAGAAGCATATGCGCCAGTTACGGTGCGGGTAGCGAAGTTAACGTTACCAGCAACACCGTTACCACCAGCAGCAGTAGAAAGATTAGCCATTAGATAGTACCTCAGTTGGTATAAGAAACAGTGTCAACACGGAAGGTTGCAGAAGTTGTACCAGCAACTGACAGCACATCACCAACGCGATAACCGTCACCACCAGCAACAACAGTCTGTCCAGTGACAACACCATCAGTTACAGTAGTTGTGATAGTACAGCCACTACCGTTAATGTTATCATCAGTAGTAGCTTTGCCGGTACCAGCAGTTTGGCCAGTACCACCAGATGTACGAGTTACACTGACAACCGTACCACCTTCACGGCCAGGCTCAATAGGAGGACGCATGTAGGCAGTTTCACTAGTAGTGACACCTACACCGTCAACAAGTGCGAATCCCATTAGCTGTCTCCTTTATCAGGAGCGAGCCGACTGCAGCTCAATAGCAGCAGCGGGGTTCAGGGTACCGCAGCCCATAGCCAGACGACCCACGATCAGGTCACCCTGGTACATCACGGAGACATCACCAGAGGTAGTCTGCACAGAAGGAGCAATAGCTTCCACAACACCAGCGGCATCCTTGTAGTAGATCAGACCACAGTGGGTGCTGAAGTTACCGGAGTAATCGTTGTTCTCACCGTTGACGGAAGACACGTTACCAGCCAGGAAGGGCAGGTTGTTGGAACGCTTGATAGAGATACCAGCGATCTCATACAGGCCCTCACCGCTGTTCAGGTTACCCTGGCTGTTGCCATAGTCACGGTTGAGGATGTTGCTGTCCACTTGAGACACAAGTGCGTAGTACTGACGCGGGGACAGCACAGCGGTACGGCCTTGCTTGGGCAGATTCTTCTCATCGAGAATAGAAGCAGCCTCGAAGAAGGCGTCAACCAGGGCTTGAGCATCATACTCTTTGTTAGCACCAAGTTGGATCACAGAACCGCCGGGCTCAGGACCAGGAGCGGCAGTGATAGGATGAGCTTCACGAGCAGCCTTAGCGATCTGACGGAAGATCTTTTTATCATAAGCTTCAGCCAGAGCATAACCAATCTTCTTGGCAATCTCCGAACGGAGGCTATAGTGAGCAAGGGTCTCATCGAGATCATACACGAATGCAGAGCTGATGAGGAGGTCATCACAGACGATGGTCTTCTCTGCCACCGGAGGATCACCACTGCCCAGGATCGGAGTACCAGGCTCGTGGTAAGCCGCTTCCATACGGCCAGTGAAGATGAACTGCATAGCCTTACCGTTTTTCAGGGTACGGCTTTGCACAGTGCCCTTAGCGATCGTCGCGCCTTCATAGGCTTTGAACATCTCGCCGGAGAACAGTTTAAGATAGGTTGCGTACTTGGTATCATAAGCAGTACCAAGAGCAAGGGGGGTCGAACTAGTGTTATTAATCCGACCTACAGGAGTTACAAGAGTGTTAGCCACAATAGTTAAGAGAGAGAGAGTTGTTGTGTGTAGTCTCTCTAAGCGCTTAGAATTTTTGTTGTCATTTTTTGGGTGTCGTCTCTCCGACTGTCATGGCAAAGGGTATCGGTCGTAACCGGCCTAAGCCAAAGAAAAGGAGGTCCTACTCTGAGGTGCCTCCAATCCAATTAAAAGTTTAGGGCCAAGTAGCAAGCGTACCAGCTTGCACCTTAACACCCTTAGGGCTCATCTCAACGAGCGTTTGATTAGCTTCACCATATGCAGTTGCAAAGGCAGGAGAAGCAGCGAGATTCGTTACGTATTGTACAGCAGATACCGAAGATACCTTCGGATCAAAAGGATTAGCGCGTGCCATAATTAACCAATGATAGGTGCAGTGTATGTAGCCAAGTCAAGTGGGAAGTTGTGAGCATTACGTTCATGCATCACTTCAAAACCAAGACCAGCTCGGTTAAGAATGTCAGCCCAAGTGTTAATCACCTTCCCTTCAGAGCTGACAAGGCTTTGGTTAAAGTTAAACCCATTCAGATTAAACGCCATAGTAGACACACCAAGAGCTGCGAACCAAATCCCTACCACCGGCCATGCAGCGAGGAAGAAATGAAGCGAGCGCGAGTTATTGAATGAGGCGTACTGAAAGATGAGTCGCCCAAAATAACCATGAGCGGCAACGATGTTATAAGTCTCTTCTTCTTGACCGAACTTGTATCCATAGTTCTGAGATACTTCTTCAGTCGTTTCACGAACAAGACTAGACGTAACCAGACTGCCATGCATCGCACTAAACAGGCTGCCACCAAATACACCGGCGACTCCAAGCATATGGAATGGGTGCATAAGAATGTTATGTTCAGCCTGGAATACCAGCATGTAGTTGAACGTTCCGCTAATCCCCAAAGGCATAGCATCACTGAACGACCCTTGCCCAAAGGGATACACCAAGAAAACTGCGGTAGCCGCCGCCACGGGAGCAGAGTATGCGACACAAATCCAGGGCCTCATCCCTAGTCGATAGCTAAGTTCCCACTCTCGTCCCATGTAAGCATAGATGCCAATGAGGAAGTGGAATACTGTAAGTTGGAATGGACCCCCGTTGTAGAGCCATTCATCAAGTGAATTAGCTTCCCAAATTGGGTAGAAGTGTAGTCCGATGGCATTGCTGCTCGGAACGACGGCTCCCGATATGATGTTGTTTCCATACATTAAACTCCCAGCAACGGGCTCACGGATGCCATCAATATCGACAGGGGGAGCCGCAATGAATGCAATGATAAAACATGTAGCAGCAGCCAGCAAGCAAGGGATCATAAGAACCCCGAAGTGGCCAATATAAAGACGATTGTTTGTACTGGTTACCCAGTTCAAGTAAGAGTCCCAGGAATTAGTCCGGGACTGAGGGGCTGCAAGTGTAGCAGTCATGTGTAGTTAGTTAAGACGTGTTACTTTAACTCGCCCAACGCCAGAGGCAGTGAGACCGATAGCATCAGCCGCACCTTTACTGAGATCAAGACTCCTACCATGAATGTAGGGTCCTCGATCATTGACCGTCACCACGGCACACCTCTTAAAGCAAGCACGTAAACGTGTGCCAAAGGGGAGTGTCTTGTGCGCTGCAGTAAGGCCGTTTTGATTGTATCGAGATCCACTCGCAGTAAGGTTACCATGGAAACCAGGACCATACCAAGAGGTAATCACCGACAGAGTAGTTAGAAGAGGTAGCATAATAAGGTAGCAAGGAACATTTATATTTCCATCTACACCTGACACGGTTCGGGACCACCCAGCAGGGTATAGGTACGGTCAGTTAAAGGCTCAGCACTACTCGCTAGGGGCTAAGCCTCTATTGATCAGTAACCCTTCTTAGAGGGCTTCATTTTAACAGGCTTACCAGCTTTAGCTGCTGCCTTCTTAGCTGCTGCTTTACCAGCAGGAGTATAAGGATACTCTTTGTTTCCGACTTTAGGCATTAGAATACTCCAGGGATAATTTGACCAGTTACGATATAAGCGCCAATAGCAGCCACAAAGCCAAGCATAGCAAGGCGACCATTGAGGAGTTCAGCACGTTCGTTATGAGGCACAGTGTAGGATTCGTCGGTATACATGGTGGGTTCTTTAGCGAAGATGTTAGTGTCGTTCATTAGAAATTGATGTTGGATCGTTCCAGTTTATCGGCTACATCAGCACGATAGGCTGGGTCCTTATCGTAGCGAGGGTCACTCATTGCAGCTACCAGTTCAGCTTGGGAACGGAAAGCATCACCAGTGTTGCGCGGGGCATTACCAGTAAGCATCTCACCGTCATAACCAATAGCATCTTGGTAACGTGCATTCAATGCCTGAGCGGCAAAGAACATACCAAGAGGATCACCACGATCCATCACTGCATCATACATAGCTACCTCTTGTTCAGAGAGGTTTTGACCAGCCCATTGAATCATGTTCTGGTATTCAGTAGTACCACCAACTGACTCTTGGATCTGTGCGATATCATTAGATGTAGCTTGTGGTGCTTGTTGTGTCCCTCCTTTCTCAAGGAACATATTAGCAACATCAACAGGGTTCATACCCTCAACCTTATTGACTACTTCAGGATCCCACTCACCAGTGCGATAGGACTCCATGATCGTATCATAAAGATCGAGACCTTCTTCGTTAGGAGCTTCCTCTTGTTCAGGTGCTTCCTCTTGTGCCTCTACCTCAGGTTCTTCTTTACCACTGAGTCGCTTCTGCAGCTCAAGGTAACCACGCTCTAGCTCCTCTGCCGACTTGTATTTACCAGCCAGCAGTTGTTGCTCTTGTTCAGCTAGTTGCTCACCAACTTGCAGAGAATCAAGTTCTTCAGCAGAGAGTTCACCCTCTACTTGCTCATACGGATTAAGTGTAATTTCGTTTGCCATTTGCTGTGATAACGGTTAGATTTCCAAGACCTACTGTCTTAACGAAATCGGGGGAACGACCGATGGTGGGTTCACCTACCTTAGTGCGCTTCATGTAAGGTGCAGCTTCAGTAGGTTGATCATCAACTTGGTCAACCGAAGGGACTTCCTCCGGGGATGTTGCTTTCTTGTTCGATCTCTGGGATCTCGTTGGTGTTTGTTTGTTCATTTGATCCGTTCAATAGTTGTGGATTCTTTGTAGGATCCATCATGGGAGCCTTAGCCATGTTAGGGGCTTGCTTCAATAGCTCCATGTCTTGTGCTTGTTGCTGTGCTTGGTCTCGTTCTTGCTGTACCTGATCCATTGATTTAATCAAGTTCAGTACATCGATACCTTGAGCAGCAGCAAGACGTTTCACGGCCTCATCTATATTAAGGTAAGTACCAAGAGCCTCAGGTCCAAGTGTCTGAGCAATGACCGTAAAGAACTGGGTAAGAGATTCTCGATCCTGTCCTCTACCAAGTGCATTGATACCAGCCACAATGGTTGGGCGTACCAGATCCTTAGGGATACGTGGAATGTCTTGGTTCTTTTGTAGTACTGAGAGCTTACGGTTGAGATAAGGAACAAGGAACTCAACAGTAAGTAGAGAGAATAGTCCACCTAGTTGTTGCTCCAGTTCCATCTGAGTCATGCGTACTTCCTCAGCTGTAGTACGTTCGCTGTTACGTACATTAAGGATGAGGAAGGCTTCACTGAGGCGACGCTCAAGTGTTGCAGCCATCTCCATAGCAGTACGGAAGTCGGCTGTCTTACCAACTTGCACCACAGAGATGTCATCAGGACGCCCCTGAATGATGGCTCCGTTCCCCGCAGCAGAGAGTGTCTGCGGCTTGGTAGTACTAGACGGGGATACGGTAAAGACCACCTTAGCGGCCACTGCAGAGCCCTCTACGAGAGCTTGCATAAGAGCTTCAAGTGAACGGAGATCACCAAGGAACTCCTCCACTCTACCACGTCCAAAGGCTTCACCATCGACAACATTAAACCTTAGCACTAGCCAAGGATTAGTTTCAAGTGGTGCCTTACCTTGGGAGCCAGGGATGATCTTATCGAATACTTCTTGATGCCATACGAGTCGATTGTTATCTCGTCTGACATGTGTGTAAACATCTACATCTTCCTCGTTGTCAGCTCCCTCTTCCCCAGGTGGGTTAACAGGAAGACTGGCATTAAGGATAGGTGCTAGTAGTTTACGGCTGATGCGTTCACGTGTAACGATCTCTAGGATGTCACCGTTACCATCTCGATCTACGACATACCTGTTCAATGGATACAGCTTTAGTCCCTTAGGACCCATGTAGATCAATGCGTTACCACCAACCACAAGATGCTTGAGGGCTTGGTGTACAGTAACGCGATCACTTGATGCTGCAATGATTTCCATGACAGACCTTTCCATCTTAGCGAAGGAGATGTCCAGGTCTGATCGTGCCTCTGGTGGAAGATCTACACCGATCTTTGAATCATCAATCTGTAGCTTAAAGAAGCTGGTTTGTGGGGGAAGAAGAGCAAGCATCAATTTAGATGCAAGTGTAACAACCCCCTTAGCGCCAACGCTTTGCCATGGTGTAGTCAACTTTAGATTAGTTGACCTACCCACATCATCATCTTGTTGGATAAGAGTAGGTAGTGTCAACTCAGAGCACTGTACAGCTGTGTCTAGAAACGTGGAACGATACTTACTTAGATAATCGTATCTTGTTTTAGCTGACATTTATCAGAGTCCAAGTGTATTATATGTGGGGGATACTCGCTGAGAACCTAGTCCTTGTGCGCGAGGTCCTGCTGTTTTACGGCTACTTCTCTTAGCTTTAAATCCTGTAGCTGAACTAAACACGTCAGAACCAAACCCACCGAAACCAGTCCCAGCAGTGCTAGCGACTTTCATATCTTCGGGAGTCATAGGAATGGTGTCAGTACCCATTGAACCCATATCCATACCACCGCCACCACCTGTATTAGTAGTGCTAGCAGAGGCTGGAGTTGTATCAATCGGAGCTGCTGTTCTAGGTGTGAACTGTTTACCAAAACCACGTACTGTCTCACGTCCACCAGGACGAATAGCAGTACCGCCCATCATACGCTTAGGCGCGGTGCCAGCAGTTGTTCCGTAATCACTTATGGATTCACGAGTGCCACGCATCCCTTCTAGCGCCTTACCAATATTACCAGTACCAAATGTAGGCTTTTGAGTAAGGCCATACATACCACCATAAGATGGACCTGCTTGCTTGATAAGCATATTAGCAGCACCAGAGTTAAGGCTGATACCTGTCTGACCTTTGGATTTCAATGACTGATTAATTTTATCAAGTCTCTGGATGATATCACCACCGGATTTACCGCGATCCATCATACCAGAAATTTCTGACTTTGAAAGACCTCCTGCACCCATGGAGCGAAGGGACTGACCTGTAGTGGATGCAGAGGCATTGCCTCCTCCACCAGTGCCACCGCCACCAGACATAGCACTGCCACCAGTACCACCAGTACCAGCTCCACCAGCATTACCGGATCCACCGGCACCATACATAGCTGCATATTGCTGCGACCATGGGGTATTTAGGCCGACTCCATAGTTAATTATACCAGGAGCCCTGCCTGTTTGCAGTGATTCTACATGACCACTATCCATGAAGGCTGCCATGTTCGCATCCCTGTTTGGGTTAGCGGATGACATTGCCCATGCTCTATCTAGCAACCCATTAATTGTCATTGGGTTTGAGAATGATTTATTAAGTTCTGCAGCTAGTGCAGGATCATTCCAATTTTTTCCGTCACCAACAACTTGATATTCAAAATCACTCTGATTAATTGGGTTGCCAGCTATGTTTGTGAGGCCACTGAGGTT